GCCCCGTTTCGTCGTCAGGGTAACCGCTTCGGTTCCAGGCATTTTGAGATACAGTTGATCCAACTGCTGCGTTGTCACCATCAAATCACCACCTTCTTATAACGGGCCAGTGATCCCTTGACCGAATCCAGCATTTTGGATTGATCTTCCATGCCTGCGATAGAGTAGCTGTAGTCCTCAATTGATTCAGACTCCAGTGGTCCCTGCAGGCTGCGAGATTGCAGCATGGACGTAATGAGCTTATTCGCGGCGAATGTGATGTCTGCCGGTACCGTTGCCCAGCCAGCTACATACACCACCTTGATATTCCCCAGACCTAATCCAGGGGCGCTTGCCAGTTGACCGCGGATACAGTATCCCGCTCTTGCTGACTTCGGTATTGGTCGCATCGTCTTTCCGGAGAACATAGTCGGCTCCCTGAACCAACAAAGAAGAGGCGGGGAAAGCATCCGTGCCGTCCCCATAAAAGCCGTCTCGGTCTTCGTTGACCGAGGTAATCGATTGCACTGGCGTTTGATTGAGAACGATTACCTGGTCACCTGAGCCGCTGTAGTACTCTGTGTACGTCGCCTGTTCGATCTCCCGGCCGAGATACCCTTTGATGATTGCATCGGCCTGCGGAATCAATACGTCTATCACAGCATCCAGTGAGGTATCACTGACGCCTAAGAGAGTCTTGATTGTTGGCTTTGTGGTAAGCGACATTGGAAATTACTACTCCGAATAATCATTTTGAATCAGAGATCAGCACTGACTAATTGAGTTTTATTGTGTTACGTAATAAGGTCTTCCCAACAACCGTTAGCACCAGGTGTAATTTTAAAGACTATACAATGGAAGACTGTTGAATTGCGTTGACATAGCCGGCCCCCTGGAGAATGTAAAACCCCGCGCCTAGCTGGGCGTTGGAACCCACATCATCCACATTAAATGAAACAAAAGTGAATCCATTATCTGAATCCAGGTCTTTCGCCATCACTTCAATAGCAATCAATGCCTCATTCTCGGCACCATCAATAGAATCAGTATCAAAACTGGCTGCCGCCGATTGTTCCACAAGCGTAAACTGACCAGTAGATTCGATATCTGTAGCACCGACTTTATGTCGAATCCGCCTGAAGTTAAGTGGCTTGGATGAACCTGAATTCGCAGCAGTATGTTGTTGCGCTGAAATCACAGGATCATCTCCGGCAGTACCGATGGATGCCAGCAATACAAAGAGACAACGGTCATAATTTTGGAGGTTGACTCTGTCTCCTGTATTCACTTCCGCCGACAAGTCGATCGGCATAAAAGCAGGAATGATATCGTGACCTTCTAAAAATTCTTTATTGAACATGTAATGAGTTCCTTAATAATTTAGATTGCATGAAATAAACTGGACCAGCAGAGCAAATCAACTACTCTCTGCAATTGGAAAACTATGCACGAGTCGCCAGAGTGACAAAACTTGACTGTGTCGCAGTTCCCTTATATGGAGTTAATGGCTGTGACTCCCACGGCTTTCCATCAATTCGCATAATAAATCGCAGCGCCAGTTGATCCGTCAGAAATTCAACATGCATGGATTCTGCCTGTTCAATGCCGCCTTTACTGATGGTGATGTAGTCATCCAGGCTGGCTAGCAGAATATCTCCTTCTGTCCCCAAGGTTTCGTTGAACTCTGTTGGAATTACTGGACGTCCCATCAAAGTCGCATAAGACGCCCCAGAAAGTCCGGAAGGTGGCATATAAACTAACTGTCCACCAGCAGTGGAAACACCGAGACTCATCTGATGGAGCTGCGGTTCAGTATCCTGATTAATAAACCAGGCAGAATTCATTCGTGAAGATGCTTTCATACGGCTCCACATCTGTAAAATATTTTCTGCCAAAATCGTATTTGCAGCCTGACCAGATTCTTTAGGTACAGTCACTCTTGCAGAAGATCGCATCACTCCCAGTGGTTTTCCAACACCATTGCCATTGAAAATGGACTCCCCCAGCATAAATTCCATTTCTTCAGTGACTTTTTTGTTTACATAAGATTCAAGAGCCATTCCATTGTCGTTAATTAACTCTTCTGTCAGATAAACCAACACTGCCAACTTATTAAGTTTCAGCGTCGTTTCTCCGAGCTTCGGTGTTGAACCAGTTAATGGGTCACCTTCACCCACCCAATAAGCACGCAACCCCCCTGAACGAGCTCCATCCGCGCGGCTGGTTTCCGAATCTGTAGGGAACGTCATATTATTTCCAGCGACCCGATAATGATCTGTGCGGCTGAAAATGTCGTTCTCATAAATTCGTGTCAGAATTTCCTGATGGAACTCAGGTAATACCGCGATGCCACCGTCCGCGCCTACAATTTCAGACATTCCCTGAATCGATTTGCACATTCCCCAGGATTTTTTAGTCTTGGCGATCACTTCACTACGGTCTTTAAATCCACAGCGGATAAAATCTCCAAACGATTGAAATTCTGAAAATGGTTTGTACCCAAGGGGGAATACGCGGCTCCTCTGCCCGGAGAACGTTTTTTTGAAAGCCTGATGGTCCGTTTGTTTTTTTTCCGTTTCCCAATAAGCTGCCAGGCGTCCCTGTTCATCATGATGAATGCCGCTCATATCTGGGCCATTTAATTGATCTACACTTTTAGTAAGATTTTCAATGTTTGATGAGAGAGACTTTACTTTTTCTTCGAGTGTTTCAGACATAGAATGTCCTTTCTGATAATGTTTTTGAATAAGCGTTTTACATCGGCGCAAAGATATCACTTTCCATTGAAGTCAATTGCGACCACATCAGATTTGAGGTAGCAGATCGGATACTTTCTGCCGTAATTCTTTTACTACACGCGATAGTGCTTCGACATTCTCCAACAGTCGATTTTCATCGCTGAATTTTTTCTGTTGAGCCAACAGGTTGGTTCGTTTGATTACATCTGCAATTTGCTGGCATTGATGATCCGAGAAAGCATGGAGCTGTGCAGCTGATTCAGAATGATTTCTTGAGGAAATTTGTTTCAATCTGTAAGTAATCTCACTTGCGCCAGGAAAATCAATCGAATTATCTATTGGATCAGAATCATCATGCGCATTTAGCTCTTCAGAATTTTCATCATTAAGCTTTAGCTGGGTGTAATTCTCTGTAAATGTCTTCTTTAAGTTTTCCTGTTCAACCTCTAATGTTAAGAGCAGCTTTTCCAGAAACGACTTAACGGGCTCATTTTCGAGTTCTTTTGCTTTTGATCTCACATGTTTTTTCAGATCTAAGAAACAGTTTGAAATCGATTTTAAAATCAGAGCGCCTGGCGGTACGGACATTCCCAGATCGTATTCGTTCTCCGAATTTGAAGCTGATTTTTTTTGTAACCGGTCTCTCAGATTCGGATCACTGCTGGTATCATGTACTCGCTGGTTGTCTATGTTTTCAGGTAAAGTTAATGGAAGATGCTGATTGTCCGTTGCATCATCAGTACCCGTTAGCGACCAACCAGATATCTGGTGTTTTTTTTGAGGGAGCATCGTTCGTAGTGATTTTAGTAGCGGCTCTACTATTTTGCGGCCTTCAATCGTTCCCCGATCAAGGGTTCTTGCGATGGCATCTGGATTGACACCTAATGCCCCCCAAGACCATTCAATCAACTCCCATTCCTCCAATACTATTCCAATTCTGGAATTTGCTGTTTTCCTGGTCGATGATTTTATTGGCAGTGCGCGTACCGAAGTTGCTCTGACTAAGCCCTCAGCGATCAGGTGGAATATCTGCAACGATTCCAGTGATTTGGAAGTGAAGTAAGATGTCGCAGATATTTTTTCCTGGTCTACTTCAATTGCGAGACGGCCATCCGGATGCTGGCATTTTGCAATGGGGCATGTAATTTCGCCTAAACCATGCTCCCAGAGAACTACTGGGTTTTTACGGAAATTTTCAAGCTGCACTCCCGCAGGTTCGATAATGTCACCTTCGCGGTCTTCGCGAGGTGTGTTGATGATCGCTCGGGCAGACATCAGTCTTTCATCGATCATGGGATGAGTCTGACTTGCCAGCGAAAGTTCTGAAGCTTTACCTGCAATCTTGCAGAAAGCCCCAAATGTCTGCTGCCGGTTCTTGAGAAGAACTTCAAATGAATCTGAACTCTGGTTTGTATTCACTGTTTGCCCCACTGAGAAACATATCAT